ATTGGCATTATGCTGTTCCTTTCTTAGCTTTGTTTCTTCGACTTATTGCTCTGGCCTTTGCCTTTGCGTCCGACTTGCTTGAGGCTCCCCACGCTTTTAGGCTGAGAAGAAGACGCGTTGGTTTTCCCTTGCTGTCTTTTTCTGGACCGTTCGCTCCCCCCATCCTTGCTAGAAAGCTTGCCCTTCGAGGGTTGTCTCCGCTTCGCACTGGAGGCTTTAGGTTTGATCCCTGCCTCTTTGCGCTTGCTCGACCCTTTGCGTTTAGTCCCCCCTTCGGGTTCTTGCCCTCTTTTCTCTGCCAAGCTGGAGTTCTTGCCATTCCACAGTCCCCTAAAAAAGCGTCCGACCATATTAATCATAAGTCACCTCTACACTAATAATATATTTTTTCAAACACACAAACCTTTTTAAGAAAAAATAAGAGGGGTAGACTACTAGCAACTTGAGGTATCGCGTTTTTTGACCCCCTGCCAGTCATTCCATCGTTGCCAGCAGCGTATCACCTAGGAAGTTAACTCTGAGTGACGTGATGGCTGGAGGCCATGTAGGAACGAAGCATATGAGCGCGGTAGCGCACTACCTACCCTAGATCAATAGACACCCGTATGTCCCCTGCCACCTGTACCTGAGATCTATCGATAGGTTTAAACCCAGCCCTATCAAGTATATCCTTGCTAGCCTCTAGCTGGACATACTCACTCTTAGCCCCCGAAGCCAACTTCAGGACTTTACTAGCAGCTATCGTAGCATTCATTCCCAACTGTTCTGACACACGTTGCATCATATACTGTTGCACATGTGGTTGGCGTAAGGCCTTGGAAGCACTCACTCTTCCAGACTCGCCCTCTGCATAACCCGCTTCTCTAGATGCTTGAGTGACACTACAACCTAATGCTACGAGTGTATCAACCAAGCGAGTCTGTTTGTCAGTCAATTTCTTACTATTCATAAGGTTAGTCATTGTGTCCTCTCTAAGCCCCCCTCTCCCTCTCTCCCCCCACAATAACCCGATTGACTGACAACTTGTCAAGTAGTGACGTAGCGTCACAAGTGTTAGATAGTGCTGAGATTGCCCACTTAGGGGGTTGACCCCTAATCGGGCAAGTGTCGGCACGCTCTACACTCCCTAAGGAGTGCAGACACAATGACCCATTCGATGGGTCTATCCCATCTATATCTAGCTTAGGCGGCTCGATGGGGTGACGATCTTGCTTAGGCAAGCATCGTTTGTCCCATCGGCCACCAGAGTAAGCTATAGTGACAGGGGATAGACACACTCATGTGTCATTTATCTATCTCTCACACACATGTCTTTTACTTGTAACTTCCAGTTGGGCGTACGAATCAGCCTTCCGCAAGGACGATCCGTTCGTTACGTCATACGTGGATGACGTTACGATCCGTTCGCCAGCGCTGCTGGTCTTCGATCCTTGCAGAAAACAGATTCGTGTGCCTGACGATTTTCCATACACAAAAAGAATGTGTTTAAACGATAGAAACTAAAAGGAGATTTATTATGACTATCGCAACTATGATTAAAGAACTAAGCTTTGAGTATGACCGTTTCGACTACGAATCGAAGGACTTCTTGCCACATGACGAGATGACATTCGCACGTAGGGTCTTGATGGAAAAGTTACTCGATGGACTATACTTCCTACGATTTGGTGGCAAGAATGGCATCGATTCTGAGATCAACGCTCAGAACAAGAAGAGCCGCTATGAGGCAGATCGTAAGATGTACGACGGTACAGAGATCAGTATGCAGCGCGTACGAGGATCGTACGGAGCATCACAAGCGGCTACCTTCAAGCACGACCAGCTTGATGAGATGTACAAAGATCTACAAGATCTTTGGTACGCCGACCAAGGAGAATGGTACGTACCATACGGATCGCCAGTAGGCTATTCGTACAACACTCAGAACGTACCAACTGAGGAGGTCGACATACCACAAGAGATTCTGGATATGGACGCTGCTCTTGGGCTTAAGGTTGAGGTTGCCAACGACCTGATCGAAACACCCAAGAAGAAGAAAGCATAAGAGGAGGGGCTTCGGCCCCTTTTTTTTGCTATTCACCTAGGTTGGGAACGGCTCAGACGCGAGCCACTTTATTGGAGTGTGTGTGCGTATGCACCACGCATCTCAAAAATACATCAATCTCAATTGACGCGGCGTCATTTCTATTAGTGACGTAGCGTCATAAACTATTAATTAATAAACTACTGCATACTTGCAGCATAACAAAGGAGAACGTAAATGTTTGATACAACTTATAATGACTGGGACTTTCCCATAGAAATGCAACCAGTGTTTGACACCAATGGCAATGCAATCGATGGACACCAATGCGTGATGCGTACTGACACTAATGATGTGTTGGGTGTGCATGGCTCTCGATACAAAGCAGTGACACATGATGATGTGGTTAACTCAATCATAGATGGAGTACGTCAAGCCAATCTGTCAAGCGATTGGAAAGAACAGGTGCAAGTCTTTGAGAATGGTAAGAAGATAAGGGGTCATATCTTATTTAATGATTTGACAATCGAACCTTCTATTGGTGACTATACTAAGTTCAAGATAGACTTCTTTAATAGTTACGATGCTTCATGGTCTTTCTCTCAGCAAGCCAGCGGCTTACGACTATGGTGTTTGAATGGATGTACCACGCCTGATGCTGTGGCTCGATCAAAATACAAGCACACCTCATCGATCAATGTCGAAGGCAGTGCAAACAAAATGATCAATGGTGTTCAGCATTTCATGTCACGCAAAGAAGTGTGGAAGTCATGGAAACAAACAACAGTTACTGACAATATGGCTGAGACATTCTTCAAACGTACAGTAGCTAAAGGTTTTACCCGACAACAACAGGTAACAAAGACTAATGAGAAGCAACTTGAGAACTTGCTTGCTATCTGGGGTAATGAGTCTGGTTCACTAGGCCAAAACAAATGGGCATTGTATAACTGCCTAACATATTGGGCTACACACACTGGCGAACTGCGCTCACCGCATACCGCTAGTTACAATCGTGAAGGTTTAATATCTAATGCAATGAAAAGCAAAGAATGGGAGTTCGTTTAATGCTTGTATTATCTAATGATCAACTCGATCAACTCTGCAAAAAGATTGGCAAGGAGCTAACGCCACATGGTTTTATGGCAATAGCTTCTGCAATCAAAGCAGTTAATCCTGACTTCAATGAAGAGAAGTTTATATCACGATCAACAATCTCATGGGAGGACAAGTATCTTGCACACCTCGATGACGAAATACCATACTGAAAAGTGTACTGAGTGTGATGGTGATGGCACAATAACCTATGACAAACCCGAACCTTGGGTTTGTCGTGACAGTCCACCATCCCTCGAAGAAATGACAGAAGAATGCAATGAGTGTGGTGGCAGTGGTCAAAGAAAGGTTGACGAAATAGATTTTTAACTGCATCAATGCAGTATGAAACCATATTTTTCACAACTGCAATTACTTGCTTCAGATCTAAATGTACCTTTGCTCGATGCTTTTAGTCGGGCAGAGGTGCCAACATCTACATACTATAGGTCTGTTAATGGCACAACTGAGATGAGGTACGACACAGCTTGCCGTATCTATAAGGCGATCTATGAAGAACACTCGGCTGTCTCAAAACTACGATCAAATGATTTGCATGTTGGTCGAAGCGAGACATGAAAGAAAGCTAAGTCAACCTGAGTTAGCTAACATTGTCGGATGTACTGAATCACTGATCCACAAATGGGAGCAGCATAAGAGAGTTCCGTCTGGATTCTTTCTTATGTGTTGGCTGGAAGCACTAGGATATGACATTGAGATTAAAAAGAAAAAAGAAACAAACGATTAACTGTATAGCATGTGACTCAAACACCGAATGGTTTGTAGCTATTCTCAAAAAAAACCACAGTCGCTCAATGGAAAAGTGTTGGTATGTTTGTCTCAATTGCTATGAGGAGGACCGATGGCAAATCGTAACAAGTCCAAAGGAACATACCATGAAAAGTGGTTTGTCGTTTGGCTCAACAAAATTAAAGCGCAGATCAAAGCGAAGCGCGTCCCCCTCTCAGGAAGCTTGGGAGGAGAGTATTCGGGGGACATCCACCTCGACATCAACGGACAACGATTGGTAGGAGAAGTAAAGTACAGAGATACTTCTAACTTCCCCAGCCCATTCAAAGTATTAGAAGGTAGAGACATTGCCTTTTATAAAAGACGGAGGGGTACTCCGCAAACGCTAGTCATAATGAGTGGCGAACAATTTCAACAACTAATGGAGAACGACAATGCCATACAACAATCAAAGAGTGGGCTACCAGAATAACAAACAAAGCCAAGAAGCTGCACAGTACAATGCTGGGGGCAAGCTTACCATCAGAGAGAAAGTAAAGATTGCTTACGAAACCTTTGGTGACATGACAGTCGAAGAGCTTTGTGAAATATTACAACGCGATAGAGTGTCAGTCCAACCTCGCATTACTGAGTTAAAGAATGCAGGTGTACTTGAAGACTCAGGTGCTACCAAGATGGGTAAGTACGGAACTAACATTACAGTCTGGAGAATTGCACAATGAAACACATTGCTCGTGCAGTAACTAGTGATGTGTGGTCAGCAAGTGTTGATCGTACATCACACGATATTTATGCCAAAGATAAACAAGAGCAACGTGAACGATCAAGAGCATGGAAGCCAAACACATTGGCTATCATGGCTAATCGTATAGTTAATAATGAGCCTGTAACTGAAGGGTTTCTTTGGGGTCGTGATGCAGTGCGCATGATTACGCAAGGTTACATCAAGGAAAGTGAACTCGCCAAACATCGCAATGCTTTTATCAAAGCATACAAAGATATGTATCCTAAAGAGACAGTAGATAAAAAGATCAATGATCTAACGTACCGTCACGAGTACGCAAAGAAACATTACGACTTGCTTTAGCTGCACATATGCAGTAAGGTAAAATTCAAACAACCTCAAAAAAAACTAATTATATGAGGAAGACAAGGAGAACAAAATGAACCGCAAAGGTTTTATTGGAGGCAGTGATTGCGTCCGTATTATGAATGGTGAATGGTACGATTTATGGCAGGTCAAAACAGATCGTGCTGAATCTGAAGATCTTACTCACAACCTGCCTGTCCAATTAGGTATCATCACCGAAGACTTTAATCTCAGCTGGTTTGAAAAAGAAACTGGCAAGATCGTATGCGCCCACCAAAAAGAATACATACAAACTATTGGCACTGTGCCAGCCAAAGGCACTATCGATGGTGGCATTAAAGAAGAGCGTAACATCATCGAAGCAAAGCACACCAACGCATTCACAAATATGGATGAGCAGATTGGTAGGTACATGCCACAGATACAAATGTATATGCACTTAGCTAATGCAACAGGTGCATATCTATCTGTAATATTTGGTAACAGTAAGTGGGAGCATGTGCATGTTGCGTACGACAAAGAGTATTTCAATTCTATGTGGGCAGTGGTGTCGGACTTCTGGGGTTACGTTGTACGCGATGAAGAGCCGATTGGCATTGACACACCGAACATCGAGATCAACCACATTAAGGTGGACGATATGGTCGTTCGAGATGCAGGTAAAGACAACGCATTTGTGGATGCCTCGATTACTTACATTCAAGGATACGAACAAAACAGAGTATGGGAAAACTCCAAGAAAGATTTAAAGAGTATGGTCGCAGCTAACGAGCGTGAGGTGTACTGCGATTATATAACTGTAAAGCGCGATAAGCGTGGAGCCTTACGCATAACAAGGAGAACCAATAAATGACAAAAAATATTGTAAGCTTACTCATCAAAGTAAGAGATGAAATACAACCACCTAAGAAAGATGGGACAAACCCACACTTCCGAAGCAAGTATGTTACCCTCGAAGGGTGCATTGATTCTGTAACTGAACCATTGCACAAGCATGGCTTCTTTCTTAGCCAGCAAGTAGGCACTAACGATACTGGTAACTTTGTATCTACTGTTCTGTATCATCAGGACTTTACGGATTGGAAGCTAACATCTAACGTGCCATTAGTACTTGGTAAGAATGACATGCAAGGTATGGGTAGTGCCATTACATATGCTAGAAGATATGGTATTATGTCATTGCTTAATATTCCTGCGGAGGATGATGATGGTAACGAAGCCTCGCGCTCAAGCGGCCCCCCAAAAGGCCAAGCGCAGAGCAGCGAGGGGTCAAAGGATGTGAAACCTGACTGGTAATTCTTGGGGATTTTCCTTTTGGATTTATGATAACCTTATCGAGGGGGAGGTTCCCTAAGAACCCCTCACCACACTTAACAAAAGGAGCCACAAGCATGGCAGAATATGACAATATAAATGATGGTGTAGCTTTCCCACCCTTCGAAGATATGAAGATGATCTTGCAAGGCAAGATGAATATCGAGGGGCGTGACGGTAAATATGCTATTGTACGTAGGCAAACTCAAGGTGGCATGGAGATCATGGAAGTCTATGAAAAGGTTGGTGTAATGTTTAAGCAAGAAGGCGGTAAGGATGGATCGCCTGACTACACTGGCAAGATCTATGACATGCAAGACAAACGACAGCCTTGGACAGATCCACATCCTAATCGTAGGATAGCAGCGTGGCGCAGAATGAAAGATGAAAAGCCCTACATGTCATTCAATATTTCAGAGCAACAAAACACTGGCAAATCAGAAAGCTTGCAAAAAGAAGAGATTCCGTTTTAACTAAGGACGTTCTCCAAGAGAGTAAGCTTACACTGCTTAACACGCCTGTTAACCTCGCTGCTCTCTTGTAACTTGCCAGCCCTTCGGGGCTGGCCTTTTTTATCAAAGGGAAAACAAATGTCACCACTAGAACAAATGATACAAGATGCTAAACTATGCAATCATAGGTTGTATAAAATGGAGGGAAGAGTGAACGTACATAAAAGACGTGGCAAACTATCGAGCAATAGTAAGCCAAAGCAGACACCAAGATCTGCCACGTTCGGAGAGGGGTGGCGAAACAATCCCCTCTCTGATCAGGAAGTTGACGACATAAAATATTTTCTAAGCAAAGACTGGTGCG